CTTAGATCATTAGAACCTACCTTACCTCTACCTAGATTAGTGAATGGCTTTCCAGCCATCATTGGATCTAAAGATAGAGCCGCTTTAAGAGCGGGAGTAAGATCGGTGATAGTGTTTTGGTCAAGTTTGTTTTCGATTTATAGAGTGTTAAAAACACCTTATAAATTGAAACTATCGACGATTACAGATCCTTTCTCAGGATCCCTGGATGGATTGAATGATTTGTTGACGACAGAAAGAAATTTCTTCGCTCAGCTCCCACACTTTGAAGCGTGGGCTCTCGGGTCAATATGACCTGAACAAATTATCTTCTCATCCAAAGCTTCTCCCTCTAATTCGCCTGCATTTTGGGGAATATTATATGAATGTAAAAATTTATATGATAACCCTGATAGATTGGATTTAATTAAACGATATTTGTCGTTTATCTTAACTCCAACCGATCAATCCATATTGGATCGAATTGCGGCGGGTAATGAGCTAGCTTCCCTTGCACCACAGTTGGATCTTTGTCTTCAGACAAAAGAATCCGCGGTTGATACTTGGGGTCAGCTATCTTTTAAAGAGGAAGCTGCGGGAAAACTGAGAGTATTTGCAATCTTAGATACTATTTCACAGAGCGTTCTTAAACCGCTTCATGATCAGCTGTTCTCATTATTAAGATTAATTCCTAATGATGGGACGTTTGATCAGGATGCGTCAGTTAAACGATCTCAACAAAAAGCAATTCAGTATGGATGTGCTTACAGCTTCGACCTTACGGCCGCAACTGATAGACTTCCTGCTAAATTGTCGGCTAAAGTGCTTGCCCATTTTTATGGGGAAGGACTAGCCTCTTCTTGATTAGATCTGCTAACTGATAGAGAATTCTCTATGAATAGCAAAAATGCCCAAAAATACTTATCTTCTAATGTAAGCCCTCGACTTAGATACTCCGTAGGACAACCTATGGGTGCCTATTCTTCCTGAGCGATGTTAGCATTAACCCACCACTGAATACTTCAGTTCGCTTCGGCCTCTCTGTCCTTACAAGGATGAGAAGTTAGATACGAAATATTGGGCGATGATCTGGTAATATTTGACGCTAAATTAGCGGACAGATATTTACAGGTCTGCCAAATATTGGGTGTAGAAATAAACCTGACAAAAAGTATTACGTCTCCGGACAAACCCATTTTTGAGTTTGCCAAGAGAACGTGTTGGGGGGACATAGATATGTCTCCTATCTCTTTTAGAACTTTATTAGCAACTTCTTTAGCGGATATGACAGGTAATTACCTGTCATGGTCTGCTAGAGGGCTGATTAATAAAGCAGGGGTTCTACATGCTGCCATTTCAAAATTTGGTACTCCTAAACTAAGAATTAGTTTAGGCTTACCGATGCTCGCCATTCTTGGGGCTCTAACAAACAAGTTAGTGCCGCACCGATGGTTAGTGGAAGCTTTAGTAGATCCATCAATTAGACCTTTTCGATTTGAAAAGGCGAAATTTAATGTACCTATGTCAGCTCTAAGTAGATTATTGATTTCTTGTTCGAAATCAATAACGAGCGGTTGACCGTTAGATCAACGATTTTATCCGTTTTTACAACGAATGAAACGGGTGTTTCCCGCCGAAGCAATGTTGTTTGATTTAAAAAATCAATTAATTGATGATTTATCTCAGCACATTACTCGACTGGGGAACGACTGGAACAGATTGATTTTTGATTTGGCTAAAAGCCAATTCACATCAAATGCTCCATCTGTGATGACGCCAGCGCAGATTGCATATATACAGTCTGTGGGGGTGTTTCTCACATCCAATATCATTAATGGTAGAAAAGGATGGGAATTGCGATCATTCATAGGAAGATATTCCGCTGATGTCCAGTTGTTTCAACAGGACCCAATGGCTTCTTTTCCGTATGATGATTACATTACCCAGGTGCTAGCGATGTCTGCGTGAGTTAGAATTACTCCGCCTTCTAGATCATCGAGAACTACCGAGACTGCAAAAGTCTTAGTAGATATCTCGAGAGCTATTAAAGGTAGAAAATTCTATCCCCCATCAGACCGCTAGCGCTTCTGATCGAAAGTTAAATAATGGAAGTCAGGTTACATAGCGATATTTTCATATCGTTTCTTCG